GAAAAATCGTTTGTAACTGCTAATGTCGCCATTTATCGCAATCTCCTCGGCGTGTATGTGAAAGCCAACGCATTTACTTCCCAATGATTATTTGTGGAAGGTCCGTTTACCTTCATACTAATACTCTGTGCTGTCCCAAGTGTGGGCAAATTAACAACATCTGCTGTTAAATTACGGGCAATAGCATCCCATTTTGCTACATATGCAGAATCAGGGTCAGCATCATCCCATTTAGCGGTACCCCACAAAGAATCAGATGTTTTACCACTAATAGACAAATCAAAACTATTAGTTTGAGATGACTTATCGTAATCTTTATAAATTTGTATAGGTAAAGTAAGCGTAGTTTCTGCTGACAACACCACTCTTGGGCGACCCCAACGTTTTTTAACAATAGGATCACGCCCAACAACCCACCTAGTAGTGAAATAAGACGTTATATGTGAAATCGCAGTAGACGCATAACGGTCAGTTGTACGATTTTGTGCATCTTCCACATCAATCACAACGCCAGTATTTGCTACGCATCCTGCGTAAACTGTAGGCGAAGAATTGGGTGGACGATACGCATACAGTGGACCAGCATCAATATCGCTCATAGTCCAAGAACCACCTTCGCCCATAGTCGGGTCATACATGAAAGTTCTTCGAGTAGTAGCGCCATCTTCAGTCCAGTCAACTGAAACATACAATTTGTTGTTACCCCACGCTAACTGCGGGGGGTTACTAGTCAGGTTATCTATACGCCCGTCTTCAATAGCGGGCTGCAATTTGGAAAACAACCATATGAATTGTTGCCCATCGTAAACGTAAACTCCTTGATCTGCGTGCCAAAAGAAAGTTCCGAATGTTGAAGAAACAGGGGAAGATTCTGGTATTGAACCAACATTATTAGTTGCTGTTGTTACTTGAAAAGAATCAGAATCAAAACCGTAAACAGCGTAAACACTATTAGATTTGAAAACTAAAAGTCTGTCTCCTGCTGGTACAAGCCCTGTAATATAGTCACCATGCTCCCCTTTATCAATATCAACATAATCAGACGCAGACCACTTCTCGGGATCATTCGCATTGGACCATCTGAGTCGGTACTTGTATCCGGTACTACCCTCATACGTATACCCTGCCCACGCAAAATTGTTCCAAAACGCTACGTATTGCGCTTGAGGGAAGTTCCCAGCGGAACCATCGAGAGTGGTTCCTAAATCTGCACCTGAAGAACCATCCCATTTAAAAGACGGTTTATCGTAAGAAACACCGTAAGCGATGTTGTTCATGGTCATGCCGTAAACACGCGAACCGTTGGTTCGCGCTGTTATTCCACTAACAGTAGTGAAATTAGTAGACGCAGAATGAGCAACAGTAGTTCCATAATTAACTAACAGTTGACTAGTTCCTGCATCTGTGTACAAAGCCCAAATGCCTTTAACATCAGCACTTAATGCTGTTGTGTTGCGTCTATCTATGCCATCACGTTGACGTATTCCACCACGAGGGTCAACAGTGACATTAAGCATGTCGGGAGATTCGTTTTCAGCAAGATTAAACTGATCGGAACGAAAGTTAAGACCACCAGTAAAGGCTTCTAAAACTTCAAGTTTAAATTGGCGTGCCATCAACCTTTACCAAATAACCCCGCCGGAATTGCTGTAACGTAAACCGCCTGTACCCACAGCATAACGAGTCGCTATGCGACTGTTAGCAACCATAGGTTGAGGAGCAGGAACGTCAGCGTACCTGCGACCAATATTGTCGAGATCAGTTTGGAATTGTAATAAATATTGTTGAGCCATCACAGGATCTTCCTGCTGTAAATAGGCTTTAGCAATAGCGTAAGTTACAAGAATAGGATGAAAAGGTGCAGGTAAATCAGGTGAAGAACCTGATGCTGAACCAACACCAAAATCTGTTGGGTTTCTCATAATGCGAGCGTGAATAGTTGCAGCGCCATCAGGGGTTGGATACATACATACTGTGTCGTTCCAAAAACTCCATTCCCAAGGCTGACCACTTGTAGTCACATTAAGAGGGTAAATAAAATCTGCGTTGTCGTTACCAATAAACTCAAGAACATGATCGTCATTACGTAACGACATTATTTCACGAATACCTTGCGTGATAGCGTCGGGTGCTCCCGCAATTGTTGCAAGAGTGTATTTTTTAGTTCCACCAACAGTGTTAAAAGTTGTTGACGTTTCAAAAAAAGGCCAGCGTTTTTCACTGTAAACAATCGTGTCAAAACCTTGACCAATCATATTGTCAAGAACAGTGTCAGAAATATCAGTTGTATCAATGTCAACAACTGAACGGACCTGATCGCGCATTTGTTGCAAAGTCATTGAAGTCATTAAACAGCCGCTTTCTGTCTAGTGTGTCCAATACAAAGCGATGTACCCGTGACGGGGTGCGCTTTACACGCAGTCCCGCCACGAGTCGTCGCAGAGCAAGATCCGTCTAGAAAGTCGGGAGGTGCCTCAGCAAAAGACGATGCTGGTCTAGACCCAGCCACCTGACCGGCGGCATAAGTACTAGGTGTGGAACCGCCGCGCGAAGCGGCAAGTTCAGCATTTCGACCATGTGCGAGGGCAAACTCTCTACCCATTTCTTACTCCTTTGCTTGCAATTGATACAAGAACTAAACCCTTACTTAAGCAGGGGTTATACCGTAGATGTATCCTTGACGAGCGCGGTTGCTGATCGTCAAGTTTCCGTAGCACAATATTTGTGCATAACGTGCATCTTGGTTCGTTGGTCGCACGAACGGAGTCGGCTGGAACCAAGTGTCTGTGTGAGCAACAAGACGTAGATACTTAGTGTTAAGCATGTACATTTTGCCTTCACCGGCTAGTGTGCCGTCATAAGTTACAGGAGCGCCCTTGAACAAAAGATTCTGGAAACCAGCATCTGCTGTCTTAGCGTCTGTGTAACGTAGTTGTGGCTGAAGCAATGCTTCATATGCCTCATACTGTGACTGTCCAGTCATAATAATCGTAGGCTGATCGTTACCAACCGATACGTCATTGTAAGTATTTGACATTTGAGCAAGTGTTATAGCACCAGACATGTTATGAACTTTTGATCTCCACCAAGAGTTATCTGAATCTGTTGCATCAATTCCACCGAAAGAGGAACCACCTGCGTCATTACCAAGACCTACACAGGCTGAAAGCCCAAGCATGTCTTTACCACTGTTACCTGTACCATTGCCGAAAAGCATGGTGTTAAGGTTTTCAATAATGGTTTCTTCCGTTTGCATGATCTTTCCTTCGAGAAGGTCGATTACTTGCTCTGGTCCATTATTTTTTGCTTCTTCAATACCAGTTATTGTTACAGTTGCAGCATACTGTTTCCAGTCAAACTCAGCGGCTGTGATGCCTGTCTGAGCAGTTGTGGAAATAGTATCTGATCCTGAGTAAGAACCGGCAGTTGAGTTTGATCCATAAATTATTGGAACAACGATCTTTGCTCCGCCACTTACGCGCCGAATGGTTTGTCCATTGGTAAGCGCATAAAACAGTGGGCGAGCAGTAAACACGTTATCCGCAAGTTTAGGAACATAATTATTCAGCGTTGTGCTGAGTATCTCATCAAAGTTGGTGTTACCCGCTACCATTTGATTTTTCTCCTATTAATTGTTTGATAATTGTTCGTTCGCCAGCGCAAAAGCATCCCGAATTGAATTAATCGCCTTGTTAGTATTCGTTTCCTGAGTGGTTGAAGGACTTCCAACCGTAGATTCAACTACGTTTGCAGCACGTTTTTCTTCAATAATGTCAGCAGTTTTTGCTTTGTTTTGAAGATCCCCATACGTCATGTGAGCGTATGCGGCTTCAAGGTTGCCGATATTATGTTTCAAAGCGTGACTGTAAAGTGCCTTCTCATCAATCTCAGTATTGAATTTAGTAGACAATTCTTCCACTTCTTTTTGCATATTTTGCTGTCTGTTAGCGCGATTCTGTTCTTCAATGGATTGTTCAATTCGTCGCAAACGTACTTCTTCTGGGTCCAAATCTTCTACCAGTTCATTCTGGTCAGTGTTTTGATTGCCCATGCTGACTCCAAAAGCATCGGCTAAAGCCGAAACTGCACCTCTTGGGTCAGACTCTAATGCTTGGACGATTGCCTCTCCTTGAGCCAATCTTTCGCGTTCTGATGCCAACTCTTGCGTTTTACGAGTGTAATCCGCTTGACGTTGATATCCGTTTTGAAGTTCATCCAATGAGACTTGTTGCATTTCACCATCGATTTTGACGGTGTATGTGTCTCCTGTTGTAGTAACTTCTTGTGAAACGTCTGGAGTGCTTTCTGCTAGTTCCTGTGTTTCGTTTTCCATGTGGAATCCCTTCGGTTGTTCCTATTATGAGACATATTTTGTCCCGTAAATTACATATTAGGTAACTCAAGCCCCATTTGGTTCTGGAGTTGTGCTAATAATTCAGGTGGTACTCCACCTGTTGCCTCAAATACCTGATTTGGAATTGGAGCAGGACCCATCCCGCCTGTAACGGCTGGTGGTTGCATACCCGCTATTTCCTCACCGGCTGCGGCTTCTCCTTCAGCGACCATAGGTTGCTGTTGGATAATAAACTTTTCAGCGTCTTCGATACCAAACCCGTATTGCAGAACGTGTTTCACAAGTTCTGCTGGGTCAACTACAACGCCTACAAGTGGTGCCATAGCATTCATTAAAGAAATTGCTTGTTGTCTACGAGCAGTCTCATTTAATGGTTGCGTTGAACCACCTTGAACAGAGAAATCGTATTCGCCAATAATGTCATCACGAGTGTACGCAATAAAATATTCTTGATCGTCTTTTCCTGTTACACGAATCATCTGCGCTTCGGTCATGTACTGCTGCATTAATTGCATAACCATGCGAGCGACTTTAGAAATAATGATTTCAATAGTTGCTAATTTGTCAGCAGCACGAGCATTACCAGCGTCAGCAATAATGCTGGCTTCCGTAGCAGTACGCCTAGTTTCAGGCATTTGACCACGCTGATATTCTGAAACCCCACTCACTGTATTAATGTCAGCCTCAATGAGATGAGAATGATTGTACATTTCTGGAGCCAAAGGCGTTTGAGCAAGAGGAACGACTACATCTCCAAGACCTCTGTTTTCGTCCACAACGGGTACGAAACGTCCATCTTCGTCAGATTCTAATGCTTCACGACCTTCGGGTCCAAAAGAACGCTCATGGTATAAATACTTCCGAGCGTAACGTTTACGATGGTTTACCATCTGTGAACGTGTTTTGTTTAATTCTTCTTGCAAAGACTCTATTTGTGACAAATCCCCAATCGGATAAAACGTATCCGGCACATCATAGTTGCGTAACATTACGTAAGGATGCCCAAACGAATAAGGCATAGGTGTTGGATCTAATAAGAAATCGCTACCTGTTTGACTAAGCACTGACATAGTGCCATCTTCAATGTTGTAATATTCAAAAATACTTACACGTTCAACAAGATCCGAATACTGTTCACGTTCTGTGTCATTATTCCAACGGTAACGCACACCAGAATCTGCTTCTAAACCTTGACGAACACTACGTCTAAATCTTTTATCTTTTTTAACTTCATGCAAAGGACGAACAATTCTTTGCACAATCCATTTAGCGTCCTCTAAACAAGTCGCTTCAGGATCAACCAACATATCAAAAGGACTTATCCTTTCGACAAAAGCCTGATCTTCAACTATTTCCATTCTGGAACTAGGAACACTAGCGGCTATATCTTCATCAGAAGGCAAGTCACCAGCCATATCAGGATTCATGTAAGCGAAATCTTGAACTTCTTCAGCAGCAGAAACAATCTGTTCGTCGCGTTCCATAGGACTTAAAGGACGTTCTTGTTCAACAAAACGCCAACCTACTTTTACCCAAGCATGACCAAGAATAAGAAAATCTTTAACAGCACGCCGAAAAGGTTTCCTGTAATCGTGATGCCGCCACAAATAATTAATAATCGCTTCGTTAAACACGGCACGATCTTCGTCGCCTTCTTTGTTTGCTGTAACCGTTATTTTTGGATGATTAACAGCAACAGAAGGAGCAATAACGTTAATAGTGCTAAAAGCAAGGTTTACAGAAATACGATCATGGCTAACATTGCCTGAATATCCTGCACCTAAAGTATCGCCACCATAAGTTTTACCACGATACAAGTCGATCATTCTGCGCCATAAAGCATCGTAACCTTCTTCAACACGCCAACGGTGTGTCATTTCGATACGATCTTGTATCTTAGAAAATTGATCTGCTTTAGTTTCTCTTGCCATTAACTAGGCGCTCTTTCTACTTGAATACCAGCCGCTTGCGCTTCAGCAATAACTTTCTTTTCGCGTTCACGCAAAGTTAAATGCTGCTCATCAGGTGGCAACTGGGAACGGTAACCGTTGCCAGTTACAACCCGAATACCTAAAAGTTTTTGCCTCCACTCCCACAATTCTTCAAGTTCAAGATCAGTTTTAGGACCCTTATGGATCTCAACGTATTCTGCGAACTCTTTAAAAGAAGCGTTAGGAGGTAAAACAGCCACTACCGAGGGGCGGGTTGATGTGCAGGCTCTACTTTTCCTGTATGCCCATGCTGGTTAAAAGGTGTCTCGCGTGCAGTTTGCTCATTGCTTGCCTGCCTTGAACCACCCTCATCGCTTCTTAAAGTAGCGCTTTGCGAACCAGTTTCGGTAGGAGGACCAAACTCAAGAACATTAGTGTTCAAGTTAGGTTGCGCTCCCATACCAGAAGCATTGTATTGTCTGTTACTCATAAAGGACTCTCCATTCAATAGTTATGTCCTAAACAAATGCTCAAGGTGTCCCACGAACATTGTTCAAACCAATGGTATCAGTAACCGGAACATTACTAGGTATTTGCCTAAGCCACCAATCAAACGTCCACGTATCATCAACTTCTTGCACATACTCAGGAATAAACGCATACTTACGCATCTGATTAGCCAAAGCAAGCGCCATAACACGGTCATCATGCGGGCTACCAGACATGGTACCCCTATCATTACGAGTAAAAGTTCTCAACTCCTGCAACGTAAACTCGTCATGCAACACTAATTCTTCGTTCTTTAACGCCATACCAAGATCATCAATCATTAAAGGCTTAGACGTACGTGTAGTTTTCCACCCAAACTCCTGCGACATACGATCTGTCTGACTATTTAACGATCTACGTCGAAACATGTTTGGATAACCCAACTGACGTAACTGAGTAATAGTGGTTAGCCCGTGGTTATTGGATTCCACACAACACAAAGCATTGCCGTACCAAATTCCAATGTTATGTACCTCGTATGCCAACTCATCAGGCGGGATATGGCCGTGCCATACCGCCATTTGCGTGCCTTCTTTCGCATCCAATACTTGAATACACGAATAGTCGCCATGACCTAAACCTTCAGCCGTGTCCACGCCAAGGACGTATCCGCTCCAACGTTGAGGCATTTCCCAAACAGTCAGCACCTGAACTCCAAAACATTCTTCTGAAGCTCATGCAAATAACCTTCTTTGCCTGCTGATATAAAAGAGCGCAAATTATCAAGCACATCCAAATCAAACACAGGATTTCCTGACCTAACGAAAGCTTCTTCTGGTGTCGTAGGGTACTCCTGTGCCAACTGCCACGGGAGCATTGAAGAAATTTTGCCCTCATACCACGACTCATCACGATCCTCAGAAGCAGACCAAGGAAAAAACATAGGCGAAAACTTGTTATTACCTGTACTCGCCCCAGTCCAAAGGTTATGAAAAAAGTTACCAGACCCATTAGCCGTACTTAGGCCAATGATCCGCCCTCCCACGTCCGCCACGGGTTCAATTGACGCCCACGCCTCTTCAGGGTTGGGGAGAAAGGCCCATTCGTCAACGACAATAAGTGTGGCCGATTCACCACGGGCAGGGTCCGATGCCGACGGCATTGAGGTAATCTGCGATCCGTTATCGAAACCCATTCGCTGTTGGTGCTCCACCAAGGACTTAGGTCCACGTTCAACCATCCAATCGGGTAGGTGCTTATACCCATACTTT